TTCTTGGGGATGGATCAGTTCTATCAAGAGAACGGAACCCTTAGCGATGAAATGTTTGGCCAGCTAGAGAGCGTTGGCTTTACCCGCGCCATGGTTGATGCTTACCTCAGTGGCACTTCAGCTAAAACCGAAGAGGCCCAAGCTCTTAGTATCGCTGAAACTAACAAGATCAAGAAGGCATTAGGTGGGGCAGAGGAATACCAACGCATGATTGATTGGGCGGCTAAAGAAGGCAGCATCTCTAAAGAAGATGCGGAAGCCTTTAACTTTGCTGTGGCTACTAGCAACAGTGGGTTGATACGCTTAGCAGCTCAACAACTGCAAAGCCAATACCGAGCAGCCAATGGGTATGAACCCAAGTTACTAGGCGGTCGTAGTTCCCAAGGTACAGAGAACAAGTATCAATCCACTGAGCAATACCTAGAAGATATTGCAAACCCTAAGTACGCAAAAGATCCTGCGTTCAGGCAAAAAGTATTTGCCAAGCTAGCTAAGTCACCTGGCATTATGGGTTGACAGTGGTTTATGCTTACTACACCTAGACCCGCTCATTGACCGACGGCCCGTTGCGACGGACACCCCCAGCGATAGGAGTTCAGGTCGGGGAAACCCAAACCAAACTCTCTAGGAGATCTTTCAATGGCTGCACCAAACTTTACCGCGACTAGGCTTGGCCTAGTCAACAATGCTGGCGGCGGCAACTTTGCCGGCGACAATGCAATGTTCCTCAAGGTCTGGGCTGGAGAAGTCCTGACCGCTTTCCGCAAAGCAACAGTGTTTGAAGCACTGCACAAAGTTCGCACTATTAGCTCTGGCAAAACTGCGCAGTTCCCAATTATTGGTTTGAACTCTGCTGCCTACCACACACCTGGCAACCAGATTATTGGTACTGCACAAAAGGTTGCTGAAGCTACCGTCAACATTGACGACAAGCTAATCAGCCATGTGTTCCTGCCTGACATTGACGAAGCTAAGAACCACTACGACGTGCGCTCTCAGTTCAGTGTTGAAATGGGTAATGCCTTGGCATATACCTACGACCAGAACGTAGCTGCCGTTATTGCTAAAGCTGCACGTACTGCCACTAACTTCAACACCGACCTCCCTGGTGGTACCCGCGTCAAGATCATTGCTGCTACTAAGGCTGCAGTGACAGGTGCCCAGTTAGCTGCTGCATTGTTTGCAGCTGCTCAGGCCATGGATGAGAACAGCTTGCCCGAGGGTGATCGCTATTGCGCATTAGCTCCTCGTGAGTATTACAAGTTGGTGCAAGAGACCAACGTTATCAACCGCGATTGGGGCGGTGCCGGTGCTTATGCAGACGGTACTGTTTTAAAGGTGGCTGGTATCAGCATTGTTAAATCCACCCACTTACCTACCACTAACCGCGCTGCGGTAAGTGGCGAGAACAACGCATACGATGCTGACTACACAGCCAACGTTGCTTTGGTTTGGAATCCTATGGCAGTTGGTACTGTCAAGCTAATGGATCTCAAAATGGAAACGACTGGTGGTGACGTACATGCCCTATGGCAAGGTACGTTCATGATCGCTTCAATGGCTATTGGTACAGGCATCTTGCGTCCTGACTGTGCTGTTGAGATTTACTTCGATACCGTGTAAGCGAGTCCTTTACTAATCAGGCACAATGGGGGCAATACGCCCCCTTTTTTTTATGACTATTGCAAAGACCAGTTTCCTGGAGGCGACTAACAGGGTATTGCAAATGCTAGGGGAAGCACCAGTCTCCAGCCTTAATGGTTTATTTGGCTTAGCTTCTCAAGCGCAAGATACATTGACCGACATCAGCCGTAAAATGCAAGCTGAGGGCTGGTCGTTTAATACCGACCGTGAAAAATTCCTGCAAAGAACTGCAAATACTAACCACATCAGCCTGGCTACTACCGTTAGCCGAGTAGTGGTAGATGGATACCGTTACCCGTTCAGTGATATTGTGCAACGCGGTTCCAAGTTATACGACCGTTACAATAATACCTATGAATTTGACGATGACCTTTACGCAGATGTTACTTACTTTTTGGATTGGGATGACCTCCCTGAACACGCTCGCTCCTACTTCACCATCAAGGCTGGCCGTCAGCTGCAAGAAGCAATTCTTGGTAGTGCCGACCTAAGCAAAATTAATTTAACCGCTGAGCTGGAAGCTAGGTCTATGTTCTTGGAAATAGAAACCAGTGTTGGAGATCACAATATGCTGCGCGGCAATCCAAATCATAGTGCTGTCATAATGGGCTACATGCCTAGCCGTGCCCTTCGCCGCCAATAATCATGCCTCTCATTGCTGGCTCTATTCCTAACTTGATTAACGGCGTAAGCCTGCAACCTGCAGCTTTGCGCTTGGCCTCTCAAGCTGAATCAGTTGTCAACTGTATGCCAAGCCCGGTTGAAGGCTTAAAGAAGCGACCGCCTTCCTACCACATTGCCAAGCTTTTTAACGGCACCGCAGGAACTGAGCGTCCTTTTACTGCAATTATTGATCGAGACGGAACTATTAGAAACCTACTAATAATTCTGGACAATGACATTAAAGCTTTTGATATAGATGGCACAGCTAGAACTGTTTCTACTCCTGACGGAACTGGCTATTTAAACATTACCGGCAAGCCGTCAGAAGTATTTAGGATAGCTTCTGTTGCTGATTATACTTTTATTGTTAATAGAGAAAAGACAGTAGCAATGACAGCTAGCACTTCTACTAACTGGGGCACCAAGGGCATGGTGTTCATTAAAACTGCTGACTATGCTGTTACTTATACTATCAAAGTTGATGCTATTACCGTAACGGAAGTTACAGCTGCATCGCCTACCGTTCCGTCTAACGTAACTATTGCTACCAACCTAACTATTGCTTTAAATGCTAACCCTACTTTTAATGCTTCATTTGTAGCAACTGCTTCTGACTACATTGTTCGCATTGTTAAAAACAACGGCGGCGCTTACACTCTCAGCTCTACTGATAATAGAAATGGTGAAATGACAAGGGCAATTAAAGGTACGGTTGATTCCTTGTCAGATCTGCCAACTATTGCTGAACATGGCTTTACTGTAGAAATTCAAGGCAGTAAATCTACTGGCTTAGATGATTACTACGTTAGATTTGAGGCTGCAGCAGGCAGTGGTTTTGGCCCAGGAGTTTGGAGAGAGACAGTAGCACCTGGGATTGTGTACGAATTTGATAAAGCAACTATGCCGCATGTATTAATACGTGATCCAGCAACTGGTAACTTTAGTTTTGAAGATTTTGATTGGTCTGAGCGTGTAGCGGGAGATACAACTACTGCCCCTAACCCTTCGTTTGTTGGCACAACTATTCAAAACGTAAACTTATTTAGAAATAGGCTGGTGTTTCTGGCTGACGAGAACGTAATTCTGTCAGCAGCTGACAGTTTTGATAGGTTTTGGCCAGAGACAGTTCAAACCGTAGTTGACAGCGACCCTATTGACATATCAGTTGGTGGTACAGAGATTAACTTTCTAGTTGCTAGCTCAGCTTTTGCCAACAGCTTGCTGCTATTTAGCCGCCATGGCCAGTTTCGATTGGACACAGGTAACGTTGCTGCTGCGCTTACGCCAAAGACAGCAAACATATCGTCAATGACCGCGTTTGAAATGGTTGCGACTGTTGACCCAGTAGCCATTGGTCGAACGTTGTATTTTGCTGTACCGAAAGGTGCATTTACTGGCATCCGAGAATTTTTCTTGCCCGATAGCAGCGGCCCTGCTCCTATATCAGAGGAAATTACATCGGCAATTCCTAAGTATTTACCAGGCACTCTATGTTCTTTTACCGCAACTATCTCAGAAGAAATGCTAATAATTGTTAGCAAAGATCAACCGCGAAGACTTTATATATATAAGTTTACTTATCAAGATGACACTAAATTACAATCGGCTTGGTCGTATTGGGAGTTTTCTGGAACTGTTAAATCAATTGTAGGCGCTAATGTTTTAGACAGCAACCTGTATGTAATGGTTGAATATTCTAACGGTGTGTATTTAGAAAGAATAAGTCTTAGGGCTAATCAAACTGACGATACGACTACAGCAATTGAACTATTGCTAGATCGCAAAGTTAGTGAAGCTCTTTGCACCGTAGCCCTTACTACCCCTTCTGGATTGGCTGTGCAATCCACCATTGAACCGCCATACCCATTGCAAGCTGGCGCTACCTATCGCTTGGTTGGCAGATACTTCACAACTAATCCTCTTCTTTATGGCCAAATACCTAACGTCATTAGCGTGTCAGCAACTGGTGGTACTGGTGGAGTTGGGCAGATAGTCGTAAGCGGTAACTTAACCCTGGCAAATACAAAATTTTATGTAGGCGAGTTATACGACATGAGCTATCAATTCAGCACCCAATACATTATGGAACAACCAGCAGGCGGCGGCCTGGCTGTAGCTGCTGGGCCCAAGTTAATGCTTAGAACATGGACAATGGTGTTTGATACAACCTCAGCTTTTAACATTGTGATTACCCCGCAAGGCAGGGCCACGCAAACTTACCCCTACAACGCCATAACGCCAGGCGATGCTAGTTATATCGGGGTCATGAATAGCAAGAATGATCGCTACAGGGTTCCGGTTATGGGCGAAAACATAAAAACCATTATTCAATTGACAAGCAGCAGTCCTTTGCCTTGCCGTTTCCAATCAGCTGAATGGGAAGGCTGGTATCACAGCAGGGCTGCAAGGCTATGAATTTACTAAGAGATACCGAATGGGGCGACCTTGAAATTGTTGCTGAAGACATGAGAGAAGAAGACGTTATGGAAGTAAAAGCTGCTTCTGGCTTGGCCCCAAAGACTTGTTTGATTTACAGTTATGGCGTTAGCAACCCGATGAAAACAATGTTGTCGCACAGCCAAAAGCCTATAGCTATTGGAGGTGTTGTACCTGATGAACTAAACCCACGGGTTGGGCAGGTATGGATGTTGGGCACTAACGCTATGGTTGACGATTTCACTAACCGACACAGGTTTTTGCGCAATATTAAAACCTGGGTGGCCGACCTGGACCAGCAATACGACGTGCTATGGAATTACATGGACGCTCGGAACACCGTGCATGAAAAATGGTTGCACTGGATGGGGTTCACTTTTACCCGAAAGCAGCCAAACTATGGGACAGAAGGTCGTTTATTTTTGGAGTTCTGCAAGGTGACCCATGTGTAGTCCAGGGGCAGCGACAGGAATCATGGCTGTAGCTCAAGGCGGGCTAGGCATAGCTAGCGCGCAAGCTGGATACCAGGCTGAGTCAGAAGCTGTTGGCTACCGCAATTACGAAGCTCAACGCAATTACGAATATCAACAACGCCAAGCTGCAAATGCTAGGTATTACGAGGATGTCAAATTTAATCAGCAAGAAGCTTTAAGGGCGCAAACTAGAGCGTTAGCTGATATTGCTTACGGCCAAGAGGTAGGCGCTATTAATATGCGATTAATGCAAGAGCAAGAAGTTGCGGCCCAACAAAAACAAAAAGCAGCAATACAAGGGATGCAATCGAGGGGAGAAGTTAAAGCTGCTGGTCGCGTGGGTAACAGCATTGATGCGTTAATTAATGACTACTACAGGCAGCAAGGTCAATACGACTATGTGACAGATCGGAACGTAGCCTTTGCTTCTATGCAATCACAAGAACAGAAACGCGCTTCTGGTTCTGAAAGAGCTAATCGAATCGCTTCTCAGCAAGAATACGTGAAGCAACAGATCTACGACCCCATTGCTCCCATTAGGCAGAAAGCACCTAGCTCTACCCCTTACCTGCTACAAGCAGGAGGAGCACTCGTACAAGCAGGGATTGGCATTGACAAATCCATGAACATGCCTAAGAGATAACCATGGCAAAACAACTTGGCTCCGGGTCTGCGTTTGAACAAGGCAATAAATTCACAGGGGGAACATCGCAACGCCTGTTAGGTGGCCTTGCCCAAACGTCAAGCGGCGCTCCTATTGCTGGAGACAGCATGGGCACACCAGCTTTAAACCCACAAGCAACACCAGTTAATACCTATATCCAAGCTGG